TATTCAATCTACCGTCACCTACTATCGCCCAAGTACCAGTAACATCAGTTACCGTTCCTGTCACTAAATCAACCTGCTTAAATCTGAAGTTATCAGCTAAAGCCGACACAGTTGACTGAGTTTGATTAGGTCTAAAACCCGTAGTATCTATGTAGTAACCATACCAACCATCAGCAGGCTTATCAAATAAGAACTGACACCCATTACTGTTCGCTCCGTTTGTACCAGTAGAACGACCCCAATAAAATTCTATCTTAGAGCCTGCTCCAGTTTCGTGAGTGCTTAAAGAGATTCTATCATTATCATAGTTCTCAGCCTGCGAAAAATAACATTGAGGCTTAGAGTTATCAATGTAAACTACTTGCGAAATACTCCAAGGTCTGGCATCTGTATCTGTAGAAGTCTTACCATTATTAGCACCCCACACATCATTATTCATACCACCCATGTTCATGATGTTAAATGAATTGCTGTTACTTACTTGCATTAAATACTCATTCGCTCCATTAATAACCACTGCTTTACTCCAAGGCGTTAATAAAGAGCTTACAACGGGTACATCTGTTGCTGTAATAGTCATTGTACCTACAGAGCTACCGTAAGAGTTAGCGCGTGTTACAGTTACTGTGTAAACCGTATCTGCTCCAACATCTGCTAAGGTGCCTTGTATCAAACTGCTGCCATCATAAACTAACCCACTACCAGCAGGGGTTATATTTACAGAAGATGACCAAGTAGCACCTGCTGGCGTAACTTGTATATTTACACTCGTTGCTTCTTCCTGTGTGATGTTGTTAGCTGCAAACATTGTGGGTACTAAATCTGCATCCGTTAAACTAGAAATTTCATTATAAGTTGCGTCAATAGTGTCGGCTGGTGCGCTCGTTGCCGTCATAGTTCCACCATTATCAGGCATGTACCATGTTGCGGCCGTTAGGTCATCTGCAAATGTATGGGTATGACTTGTACCTGCCCCACCGTTTACGCTATCAAAATAATTCGCTTCTTCTTCTGTAGAAAATAAAGGATACTGGAAAACATCATCCGGACTCTCAATAAAGTGGTAAGTCAATACAGGCGCTGTAGGGTCTACTGCTGTGCGTTTTGGCGTTTCTGCCAACTGAACTGCACCATTAACCAACTTAACCATTAAGCCATACTCACCAGAAGGCAGGGTGTAAGAACTCCTAGCCGTCATTACATATTCGTTAGTCCTGCCTTCATCAAAGTAATAAACAGCAATATAGCCTTGCGCGTTGATACCTACTTTAAATAAAGCTGGGTTCGCAGGATTAGCGTTCTCAAGATTATCTTGAACAATCGCATTATAGCGCATCATCTGTGCTGTTGTTTGCCATCCTGGGCCGTACGACAAGCTGGAGTTAGAGCCATAAGTTGTCCAAGGCGCTATGTAAGAACCATAGTTGTAGAAGGCATTAGCCCACTTATAGCCTGTATGGCCGTTGCCAGTATTGTTTTGAATCTCTGTTAGGTCGCCATCAGCTACGGAATAGAGCCCCAACATGAACTGTCCACGTCCAGTTATCTTAACTTCGTAAAACTCACCTACACTATCAATAGTCTCATCAGACCATACTCGTGCATCGTGCTGTCCCGTTGCCGTTGCCACGGAATAGATACTATCACCAACAGGATTCTGACCTTCCGCAAAGTTGCTTGTGACATCTACACCATCGAGTGTTGGCAAAGTACTGATATAATCACCACCCAAGCCCAGAGGTTGCACTGCAAACAATCCATTTAGCGCATTGACAACTGCCTGCACACTTGTGCCTGCACTTGTGCCTGCAATTGTCACTAAGTCGTGATTAATTTGTTTATAGTGTGTGATACTAACATCTGTATCAACTGACACTATCTCAATTGTCCCACTACTTTCTATTGCTTTGATGGTATTGACATTGTAGTTTTCGCCATCACTTAGTATTATAGAAGTGTTTGTACCATCTCTGTAGAAGTCTAAGGCTGAGGTGTGCGTTTTTGCACCTTCTGTCTTGACGTTTACCTCGGTTTCTCCAGTATAAGAACGCTCTATGTAAGGTATGTTTTGAGTGCCACCAAAAGGGCTTGGTGCTCCTGCAATACCTTGCAATTCAAAGTTGTTGTCGCCAGAGATTACAAATCTATAATAGCCTCCTGCACTCAAACTAAAGCCCTCGTCAAATGGCAAATATGCATCGCCACTATCTATAAAATGACCTGCTCCCGTGTCAATGGTGGACTGCTTGTTTAGTGTCCAATAAGGTCTTTTTGAGATATACCAACCTGCAACAACTCCCGCCCCTGATAACACTCTGTAGTTGTCTATACTTTCAGGTGACTGAGTAACATTGAAAATCTTAATGTTAAGATTTTCAATGCTAGTGTTTAGCTTACTTCTGTATTCATGCACAAAAGTGTTTTGTACCGCTTGAATATCAATTGGTAAGGCGTATCGTCCTGACGCGTTTTGGTTACCATTTATACTATGTACATCCAAACTTTGGTACGCATTACTTGCGTCTTCATGCTGTACCTCTGCCGTATGTTCCGTGTAGTATACACTGGTAGTACCTAGGATGGGGTCCACTCTTTGTTGAACAAGAAATGACTGTTCGTTAGTGTTTAAGTTGACCATCTTTAGATGTGAGCCAGTGTTTGATAGCTCAATATTATCTAAGCGAATATTCGTGCCTAAGTTTGGTGATCTTTTGCAAAGGTTGGAAAGGTAATTTTTCATTTCCTCAATGCTTGCAAATGTACTGCCGTCTGAGTCTAAAGATTCAGAAAACTTAGCAATTACCTCTACGTTAAATCCATCGCTTAACAACAAAGCAGGAGTGGATTCACCTGCAATAATGTCAGAGAACTTGAAGCTGAATATATCTAATGATGTTAGAACTAAATCCGTTGTTTCATTCCTAACAATTATATTTTTATTTTCAAGGTATATTTTATTCAAAGTGATCTCCCTAGGTTCTTTATTGTTGCTCTTACGTCATACACGGCACTACTACTGGTGCTATCATAGTCGTTTAAGACTATCTTGATACCACTAGTAACATGCGATTCCTCTACTTTGAATGCTGGAAAAACGAAGTCTAAAGTTTGCCCTTGATCTATACGGCTAGTTGATACACTAGCTGCCCTAATACTAAACTCCCCTGAAACACTAAAAACATTTAACGTGTAGTTATTGCTTGAGGCTTGAGGGTCAACTTTTAGACTTACTGTGACCTCTATAATAGAATCTAAGGTTACAGAAAAAGCGCCCGCGTTCTCGATAGACCCGTAAATGTTTGCTTCCATTATAGAGTTTGCAAACAAATCAACAGGGGCTGGAAAGTTTTGTGGCACTTGAAGTGCCGTCGCTTGAGTTAAGTAATCTGCGTCTTTGTAGCTCCAAACTTTCAACCTTGTCTCTAGTATCTCGTTTAGGGTAGCCTCTATTTCAGTGCCTGTAGTTGTGCCAGCTTCTTCGTTTCCAAAACTTGGTAATGGCATACTACACTCCTCCTGCACTTACTAAGCAAACTATGTAATGGGTAGCTCCCGCCACACTAGACATATCCATACGGAACTTTGCATAACTTCCAAAGGCAACTGGTCTTTCGTAGTCAGTAGTTCCTAAAGTTATTGTTGGGCTATTAAGTGGGGTATATTCCACTCCTGTCTCCGAGGCAGAGAAGTGAATACTACCTGACATGTTAGCTTTATCCACAGCATGTTCGGGTAGTGCTTCTTCGTCATCGTAAAATACTATAGAGAGAATGTGAGTTAGTGCTAGTTTATTAGTTGTTCCTAAATCTACCATACCCTCTTTTACTTTCCCTCTTATTAGTACTCGTCTGTCTTGTGACATAATTATTTCCTTTCTTGTTGAAATTTGAAGTATTTCTACCTCCCTTACTCCTAGTAGGTTTTTGGCCTATTAGCAATCCTTTAACTCCAAGACTCGTAAGTCATCATCTGTTGTGCCCACACAACAGTGACGGCATCAGCAAAATTATCAGCCACATCATCATGGCCAGTCGCAGACCCGTACTCACTCTGTCCTAGTAGTTCTCTAACGATATATTCAGTGTGTTTATGCTTCCTAGGTATAAGTATTTTCCCTGACTCAAAGTAAGGAATAGTATTTAGGAAACGAGTAAACTTGTCATTATTAGCAGTCCCATCTCTAGGTACTTTCTTGACTTTCACTGTACCGTCTTTTATAAATTGTTGGTTAAGAAACAAGCCACTGGATTTGTCTTCCATGTACATAGCCCTAGGGCTCATGGTAGGTTGCATCCTGTTAAACTTCTTGTGTTTCCTCCAGAAATCCCTTACTGCTGGTATTAGCTCTGGTACTTCCCACTTGCCTATGATCGCATCAAGTAGTATTAATTCACTAGACCTAGTTACTCCCCACCAACATACTACAGTATAATCTGAGTATGTTTTAGTAGTAGCAGCAGTGTCAGCGGTCATAAAAGTATACCGAATGTTCTTGTGATCGTACTCGCCATAGTAAGACAAGTAGTCAGCCTTTAAAGCTGCCTTGCCTTTACTAACTGGCTTTCCTTGGTATTGGGAGAAGAAGGTGTATGGGTCTTTAACGCATAACCCCATTAGGGTATCAACAGTCTTACGTATAGACCAGAAAGATGAAACGAGTTGTAATATACCTTCAAACATTACCTCTTTCCATTCTCGGCTCTCACTGTCAGCAAGAGAATATAAGATAGGCTTAACATGTGTATAGCCGAACTCCTCTATTTGCTGTTGATACCATTTTGCCGAACCAGTCTCCTTAGTTACAATTCCTGGGATGTTAAGCCAATCGTAGGAATCATGACTACCTCCTTTCATTAGGTAGCCGCACAGATCATCGGCATGTAGCCGTTGCATTATTATGATCAAAGGGGTGGTTTCGGTTGCTAGTCGGCTTAGTAGTGTATTACTAAACCGATTGTTAATCTTGTCTCTCTCAGTTGGTGAGTTTGCATCATCAGGTTTAATAACATCATCAATAGACATTAACCCTGAAAAGCCCTCAACTAAAGCTCCTGCACCCTTACCAGTCATCTTACCTGTGGTAGGGATTGCATGTAGTACACCAGCACTCATAGTACCTAGACGTTCTACAGACTTCTTGTTATTGTCTATGACAACATCAGGGAAGACTCTGCGGAAGTCTGGGTCACTCATGATCGTTCTGATATAACCTGAGCATTCAGCTAATACATCTGAGTTGAAGCCAGTTAAGATTGTTTGACCAGAAGGGTTTCTTGCCCAAGCGAACAAGGGTAAGAAGATACTAATAAGTAAAGTCTTACCAGCTCTAGGAGGAATATTAATAATCATCCTAGTACATTCTTGATCAATCAATCTTTGGATAGCTTCAAACAAGATTACATAATAATCTACGTGAAGTAGTTTCTGCCCTGTCATTACTTTAAAACAGAACTTGGAGAACTCCTCGAAGTTACCTTCTAGGTGTTCACGTAGCACACTTATTTCATGTTCGTCAAGGCTTGATATGTAACTCATCAGGCTTCTCCTTACGGGGAATCTTAATTGTCAAGTCACCATCTACGTAGCCCTTAACTACTACATCACCTTTTGGTGTGCTGAAAGTAATTGCATTGACTGGTATGTACATAGCTCCTCCTACGAGTCTAAGTAGCTTGCTAGTAACTCCCTAGCATCTTCTTTGCTTGCAATCATAACCGCAGCCTTGGAGGACATGTTTTGCCCTTTACCTTCTGCAATCAATCTTGATATTTCCTTAGATAGTTCAATAACCATCTTAGGGTCTGCTGGCATATCCATAGCTTCTGGGCCATCCATACCATCAACCATCACTGTCTGGCCCATTGCTTGTTCTTGCAACTCAGCCATACGTAAGATACGTTCAGCGATATGTAAGCCTTTCTCTTGCAGTTCATCTGTAAGTAGTTCATGATACCGCTTACGTATCGCTGGGTACTTCTTAACTTCTGCTCGTAGTGACATAGCGTTATGCTCTACTGTATCTGAGCGGCTTGCCTTAGCTAAGTCACCACGAGTTTCTAGCATTGCTAGAGCAATTAGCTCGTGGTCTTGAGGTAATGGTATGTGTTCTTGTGTTACTAGTTCAGACATCAGCAATCCTTGTGGTATTCTGGGTGAAGGCGTATATCGTCAGACATTCTGTAAGCTGCATCTACTATGATCTTTTCCATAGCTTTGTCACCTATACTAAATAATTCTGGTGCACCAAACGCATAAGACATTCTAAACTCTACTCCACTATTAGGACCCTTAGAAGTTATCACTAACTCTACCGTACCACCTAACTTCGGTATAATACATATTTCAGAGTTAGTTAGATTATGTCCTACTGCTTCTTGGATTTTATTTAAGTTAAACATCAGCTTTCACCTTATCAAACCGTTGCTCACCAACTTTAGGTAGGCGTAGTTTGCCTTTGCTAGATTCTTCTAGTGCGTACACTTGGAAGACTTTACCAATTGGGCTAGATTGCTTAATATGTGGAGGGCAACTAGCTCCATAGTTTTTATGAGTTTTTGCAGCATAGAACATGTCTCTAGCCATCTCATGAGTCCAACCTTTACCAAGCATACACTTGATAGTCTTCCCATCCTTCCACTCAAAGACTAAGTTGGCGACTAAGCTTTTATACTTACCTTTGCCTTCTTCGTAGCCGATGCATCTTAGGTCGTAATCACAACCACGAACCTTCTTCATCTTGCGCCAGCCTTTATGCCCAGCTTCCCAATCAGCGTCTAGGTTGATGATTACTAGGCCTTCTTCGCCTTTCTTTACTAATTCATCTAAGTAATGATCTGCTTCGGCTTCATTGTCAATAGGCATTAAGTTTATTACACTAACTCGGCTGTGTCTGTCTTTACATAGGAAACCACCTTCACGTACACGTTCACAAAGATTATTGTATCTTCTTTGGTAAGTAGTCTGGCTGGCACCTTCAATAAATGATTCAATGCTTATTAAATCAAAGAAGCGCATACGCAGTGTTTGGGCTATGTACATTTCTTCTGGCTTTAGGGGTTTAGTCCTGTTAGGACTTACTTTACCTGAAAGTACTTCTAAACTTACATGTGAGTTTACTAATTCGCCAAAGTATACTCCGTCTGGAAAGTTATTTGAGCTTATTACTTGGCATAAGTTTCCAGTGTTTGTAAACTTGCGTCCAGTACGACTAAAGATAATAGCCATACCATCACGAATAACAGTGATTGCACATACGCCATCTTCTTTTAGTTGTACAGCAAACCGCTTGCCTTCTTTGTGCTTTTGTGTAACTTCATCATAGTGTTTTACTAATTGTGTTACTTTGTCTTCCTTGCGATGGTCTGCTGGAAGTCCTAATAGTTGAAAGATGTTCATAGTTAGTTCCTAGTTATAGTTCTTACACATATTGAGGTTTCTTTATAGCTGCCACATAATTCACATTCGGTAGAAGGTGGCGTGTATCTATGAGTGTTTCTAAAGCTATAAAACTTCTCTCTTACATACTGTACTATATGTGGCTCTTCTGGTCGGTCTTTATTTCTAAGGGTACTCATTGGTGTATCTTGTACCATAGTAGTCTCCAATAGTGCAAGCTTAATGAAAGCTTAAAAAAGTTTCTTAGCTGTTTTGCTAGTTGTCTTTCTTTTGACTGGCTTTTGCTTACCAGTCTTCAAGTCAAACGTAGGGTGTACTATCCCAGATGGGTTGTTCTTGTGCCACTCCCAGTAGTCAGCTAGTCTGCGCAACCACTCCACGGGGTCTTTGTAGGCCAAATTCCCAATGGGAGTCCTGAATTTAACGCCCGCAAGTACTTTACCCTCTGACACGTTACACGATTGACATAGTGTTGCCCGAACCATACCATTCTTATGGTCGTGGTCAAGTGCATTGATACCGTGAGCAATAGCACCTTTGCATAACGGACAACGGTATTTCTGTTTAGCTGCATACTGTTTCCTTGTTGCATCTACTTGATCAGTTCTTAATTGTCTTGTAGTCATTAATAAATTCCTCTTCTGTTAGAATACGTCCTTCTATTAGATGGAAGTATTCTTTACGGCCATCGTAAGTCCAACGACGAAATATATCGCCCTGCATCATACGTACCATGAATAGTAAGTTAGCTTGAGTTTCTAAATGGACTTGCCACTTATCGCCCCAGATTTTCTTGTAGTTAAATATTACTACCGCTAATGCAGCTTCACTATCAGTTCTAGTGCCAGTAGCTCTAGCTTTTATAATACCTGCGATAATAGCTTTGTAAGAAGCCTTCTCACCTACGCCTACTCGCTTGACTTTAACTTGTCCTTTGTTAGCTCCAGTTTTAGTCATAACAGGTTTCATTTGAGCACAACCTAAAATGTTATCGGTCTTGTCTCCAATAAGCATTTGATGGTATAACCCTAAGTCTCCTTCAAAGTATATTTTATCACGCGGGTTGCCATCTTTAGTTACCCAAAACTTTTGCTCTAGGCGACCTTCCTCAGTGATAGTAATTACTTTTTGAGTATCATCATCTAAATGCTCACCAGGAATCTGACGCAAATCTTTATCTATGCTCCAGATTACACAGTCTTCCTTCATATAGATACCAAGCAAGTCATCCGCTTCTAGGCCTTTAACATAGTGTGCGTTCAAGTGCTTTACAGCAAACTTCTTGGCCCACTCTAAGTTGACTGGTCTGTCCTTTTTACTACGATTAGCTTTGTAGTCATCCACAAGCTCATTACGGAAGTTAAACTTAGTTGTAAGAAAGAACATGTATCTGTCGCATCCAGCAGCAGTCATTAACTTATCTAGTTTGTTACTTATTTTTCTACCAATAGACCTGCGAGAAGCATCATCGTCTTCTGTGTATATGGTACATGGTTGGTAGACAATTATATCTCCATCGACTAGTAGTATTTTACTTACTAGTCCTGTTACTCCTAAATCTTCAAAGCTCATGTTAGTGTCCATCCTACTGCTTTCCAGTAGGTTTTAGATGTTGGGCAATAGGTACAGTTGCCAGAGTTGGAAAAGTATTCTAGCATATAACCTAAGAATACTTTTTCAAATAATCCAGCAGGACTTTGTAGTACAGCACCTCCTCCATGGCTTATGCTTATGAAAGCCTTCTGTTTATTATTCAAAAGAGCTATACGAAGTCCTCTTTCGTCTGTAATGTACTTAGAGTCAAGTTGGTAACTACGCTCTTCCTTTCCTTCCCAGTAACCTACTAGCTTAGTAGGTTCTTTTGAGTAGAACCACCTTAATACTCTTAACTCTTCTTCTTCTGTCTCCATATTTAGAGCCAAAATAACTGACGGTGATGTTGGGTTAAACTTCATCGAAGCTCCGTAGCCCGTCATCGCCAGCCCAATCTGTAGCTTGCTGATAAGCATCTGAATGATTGTAGGCAGAGAAATGTTCAGTTCCGCCATCGTTTGATACTGCTAAATAAGTTGTCATAATTTCTCTTCTTTGTGAAAGCTACTCTGAATTAAGTAGACTTGACAAAGAAGCCCTAAGTAAGTCTAGGGCTTCTTATAATTAACTGACTTAAAACATACCTTCGTCTTGCTCAGGTACTTCGTCTACTTCCTTTTCTTGCTCTTGCTCTTGAGCAACTACTGCCATGTCTGTATCATCAAGCTCTTCAATGCCTAATGAGTCCATATCTTCTTCTGCACCACCACCTACGTACTCTATTAAGTCAGTAATACATAGTAAGTTAGGGTACAAGTACAGACCATTTGGCCCATCTACAGGCTTGAATTGGAAATGACCTTTAGAGCCATTGCCAAGGTTGGTATCTTGGTCAACTGTCAAGCCTTTAAGGTCTTGTACTTTGCCTTTAATACCAATCTGTTTTACAGGGTATGATTCTCTCCTCACACCATCCTTGTTAGCTTTACCGATTAGGCAAGTTTGAGAGAACTTAACTAAGACCATATCATCTTCTGTTAAGTCTTCTGGCTTTAAGAAGTCATACTTCTCAAGTAAGTCATCTCGCTCACACTCTTTAGCGTTCACTAAGTTCTTAGCGCCTTTGAACTTTTTCTTCAATGCCTTGAAGCGAGACTCAGGTATTAAGATTTTGATTTCATAGGAGTGAAATTCCAAACCAAAGGTAGGTGAATCTTTACCAGAAATAGGTGGCTTGTTGTCTGTATTAAGCTGCTCAACAGGGCGATTAACAGAGCTGAACATGTAGATAATATCTTTCATTGTTACGATATTTGTTTCTTTCTTTTGTGCGACTGGTGCTGACATAGTTGTTCCAATTAGTTAATTAATGTAAGGTTTGGTAGTTATTACCAAGATCTACCAACTTGATCTAGTTCTAGTGGTAGCCACTGACTTTATTATTCCAACGCGATGGTCGGTAAGGTTACTTCGTCACACCCACCCTTTTATAGTCGGCTTAGACTTGCGTAATATTACGCGTATACGCTATCAGTGCTACCAAAGCCACCATCTCGCTGAGTCTCTACTGTGATCTCATTCCTAGCTCGTCCGTATGGCAAGACCAGCAATTGTGCAATCTTGTCACCTTTGTCGAAATGAAATGAGGTTTCACCAGTATTAAGTAATATTACTGTTATACTGTTATTATAGTCTAAATCAACTACTCCACCCAATACTTGCAAGCCAAAATACCTAGCGTGGCCAGAGCGTTCTTTAATGAGGCCAAAGAAGAGTTGCCCATCTTCCTGAAACTCTTCGTTCCAGCCAATGCCTGTATGTATTACTGCACGCTCTCCAGCCCTAATAACACCACCTTCTAAGGAGACTAGATCATGACCAGCAGAGTGTTCAGTACTACGTACAGGAAATACAGCTTTACTATTAATCTTTCTGAACAGTGATGTTTTCTCTCTTTTAAATAAATCTAAGAACATAAGTTCTCCTTATTAAGTTAGTTAACTAGCACAACTTGTGCATCCACCTTTAGAAGCATCCACCCCCGCTTTATTACGAGTGTAGTATAACGATTTACAGTTAGGGTCTTCAAAGGCACGTTGGTGTACAAACGAAATGTAAGCTTCATCTTCATCAGCAGCAAAGGCAAGGTTAATGCTTTGTGCTTGACAGATTTTGCTTTGACGACGACTAGCAGCATTTAGTACTTCTATCTGATTAATTTCAAAGAAGGTCAAGAAGACTTGCTTTTCATGATCAGATAGGTAATCTAAGCTACGTACTGAACCACCATCATTAAGTACCTGCATATAGGTTTCGTTATTGTCTTTACCATACTTGGCTAGTACTTTAACAAAAGCAGGGTTGACTCGGAACATCTCTCCAGAGGCAGTACCTTCTTGATATACGTTACCGTACCAAGGAGTTACACCCTGAGACTCTGACCCGAAGATTAGAGCAGAAGACACGTTAGGAGCTAAAGCAGTTCTGTGAGTATTACGAACTCCGTAACCTACACACCACTCAGGCTCACCATACTCTATAGCCATATACTGACTAGCTCTTAGAGACTCTTCTTGGATATGACGAAACACTTCCATGTTAAATAGATGTGCTTCAAAAGAATCCCAAGGTAGGTCTTTCTGTTGTAGAGCAGAGTGATAACCAGTAGCACCTAAGCCAATAGCTCGGCCTTTCTCAGTACCAGATATAACAGCTTCTAACCCTTTAATCTTACGGGCAGATACTAGGAAGTCTTCTACAAGACAATCTAGTAATACTGTCATACAAAATACTGCATCAGTGTCTTTCCATTCATCGTAAGTCGTAAGAACCATTCCTGATAGTACGCAAGTGTAACTATTGTCTTTGTCAGCGTGTAGTGTAATTTCAGTACATAGGTTACTAGCTTTGCTAGATAGTCCATGTGCTTCATACATTGGTGGTTGCATACGAGCTACTTTGTCTGGGAAGTAGTAATAACCTTTACCAGTTAAGCACTTGAGATATTGAGTCTCTTGGAAACGCTCAGTGGTTTCCTTATCGCCAGCATCTAGCTTAGCTATATCAGAATCGTAGATGTTCCAACCAATGTTAGAGCCATCAGGATTCTTCTTAACTTCTAGTGCAATTTCCCAGAAGTCTGGGTGAGATAAGTCTAAGTAGCCAGCCCATGCACCACGACGAACTCCGCCTTGTGATACATTTTCAGCACCTATAACCATATCTTTAAATACTGGTAGTACACCATCGGCAGTACCACCACGAGATATTGGAGCACCTCTAGGTCGAATCTCACTCATAAATGAGCTAGTACCAAAGCCTTCTTGTGATAAGATAGCTTGTTCTAATCGGGCCATTCCAAACCCATATATGCTGTCATCAATAACACCACCTGAACAAGAGACTGATAATCCCCTTTCAGTACCACAATTAGCTAGTACTGGAGTAGCAAGGTAAGCATGATTATTCATGATTAACTCTTTCCAGCGACCTTTAAAGTACTCACGCTCTCCTTGGTTCAGGAATTGTGCTAAGTGATTAACTATGCGATCAATCTGTTCCTCGAAGGTGCCTGCTTCGTACAGGTACTTACCTTTAAAGGCTTGCCATCCCATAGTAGTCATCCACTGAGGTAGCTCACCCAAGGCTTGTAACTTCTTACGTTCCGCTGACAGTTCTTCAAATTTTGACATCAGTATTATCCTTCTCAATGTCTGCCCAGTCTCTTCCTTGCAACCCACCTAAAGTCCAGACGAATCCAGTTTTAGACCAGTTACGGTTATATGAAGAGCCTATTTTAACAAAGAAGTCATGCTGAATATCACCGCCAATCATGCCATAGAACCAATCTTCAATAGGGCTTTTCTCTTCTTTAAAGATTGGCTCTATATCTAATTGCTTTAGGCATAGGTTGATACGGTGCTTAACAAACAAACGTAAGTCTTTAGCTGTTACAGGATGGTCATTACCTTTAGCAAAAGTCATCTTAATGATCTTAGCTTCATGTAAGTATATCTGTACAGCAGCGGCTTGTATTTTTTGTTTCAGTGCTTTAACTTCTTCAACAGTAATCAGTTTAGCTTCAAGCTTCTCATTTAGTAAAGTACGGTAAGCCCATGCTCCACCTTCTGAGTGTAGGTTTTCATCTTTCACGGAGAAAGTTAAACCTGCTTGCATATTGGCTAAGTAGTTCCATCCTTCTGTCTGGTAGCTCATTAGGTATCCAAAGCTACTATACAAGATAGAGCCTTCGACCATTGAGAATACAGCAACAGATTTCAAGTCATCTTTACCAGATATTACTGAGCTTAGAAAGTCCATACGTGCCTTGAGCACAGGACTGTCTGTAAATGAGGAGTAGAACTCGTCAGTATTAAGGCCAAGCAACTCGTCTATACGTTGATAGAATGGTGAGTGTACATTGACCTCAGTATCAGCAAACTTTGTTCCCATACGTAAGAAGTCTGGCCTTGGGAACATACGCTTAAAGCGACCACCCCAGTACTCATTACCAGCAACTTGCTCATAGAGAGTAAATAGTTTTAAGGTAGACATCACGCCGTGTACTTGAGAAGGTGACATTACAGTTTTGATGCAATGTAAGTCCTTCTCAACCTTAGGCTCAGTAGGCAACCATGCTATATCTGCTTGAGCCTCTGCCGCTAAGATAGCAGCAGGGTAGTCATAAGTAGGAATTGTTTTAGGTGTCTGACATTGAACCTTTAGCATTTATCTACCAATGCAGCCCAAGCCTCAGGAAACAGTGGACGAATTACTTCATCAAGTTCCTTAGCAAAATGTTGGCACTCAAGCTGGGCATGACTGTCACTACGCTCTTTGTAGATATGAGCGAAGGCTAGTAAGTTACCTGTCCATACCCACTTAGTGTTCATGGATTGAGGTAGTACCATACGAGCCATTTCTGGTGCAACGCCATCATTAATCATACCTTCGTAAACATACAAAGATCGTTCAAGGTGCTTAGCGTAGACTCTGTTCCAAAAATCGTTGTCGTAATGAGCGCCACCACTACCTTGCTTAATACTTTTATCAGGTACTACTCGCCACTCGTCAGGTACATGGAAAGTAATATTTTCTGTAGTATACCGACGACTTTCTTCATTCCAGCTAAGCCCTGCTTGATGCTTACCTAATTGACGAACAATAAAGATAGGCATCTCACAGCGAATAGATATACTATTGTGGCGGAATGGTGATACGTGTTTGTGTTTGGCTAAGTACTTAATAAGCTTATTACGCTGTTCGGCAGAGTAACCTTCTGGCAGGTTTAGCCAGTCTTCCCCAGCAAATGAAACGCGCGCAGTATTTGCTACGCTGTTGTCACTGCCATCATGGGATAAATATTCAATTGCGATAGCAACCTCCTAATGCAGCACAACATGCATATATGAATAAGCCTACTAATAATAGTGCGACTTCTTCTTTAAGATTTAGTATGTCACTAGCGTATTGTACTAAATCCATCTTGTGCCTCTGGTTTAGTTGTACCAAATTGCTCTGCTAATATCATAGCATTCCAAGCAAAGTGATGTAAGTGATCAAGTCCTGATTCTTCATCAAAGACTTCCCCGTTCTCTGCTTTTACCAAGTGCCGCATAGCACTATCAATAAGCTCTTTACGATCAAAACCTTTCTTCCAGTTGTCACGTTCGTACTTCTCAGCACCCATAGCAAATGCAGCAGATACTCCAGCACAAGCGTTAGGTAGGTCTAAGATGTAACTAAACTGGGACTTGCCAGAGTTCTTGCGGGAAGCTTTCTCAGGCAGTTCTCCAAAGGTTAGCTCTTCATGAGTAGGTTCAGGAGTGAGTTCCATCTGAGCTTCTTCCCAAACAAAGGGTTCAGCACTAAAATAACTTAAACCATCACCGAGGAAGTACTTTTTAAAGGTATCCTGCTTTAAGTTATACACTTTTCCCAAGGTTAGGTTATGATCTAAAGGTGCGCCATCCTTCCTACCAACTAAAATATTTTTCATAATTATTTCCTATTAGTGAATTTTACTGTAATCTTTACCGAAGTCAACATCACAATCTAAGTCTCGATTTAACTTTAATTCGTCATTAACGTCTGAAATAGAGTCTTTAAGAATTTTAGTCATTGCATCCCGATTACCTTTCTTAAGTTCTAAGATAACTTCATCGTGAAACTGAGCAGTAAGTTGTGGCCTACGACTAAGTATGAAGAACACCCAACGGTCAAAACAGTATGTACCTGTTCCTTGGTTAAGAGTAGAGAACCTATCTTTTTCAGCTTTAAGGTATAGCCAGATTTGAGCAACAGGACACCACAACCACTTCATACCACGGGAGCTCTTAACTATACATTCGTCAGCAATAGCTGCGATTGACCAGTTACGTGCCCAGTAAGCATCAAATAATGTATCACCTTCTGCTTCTGTACAGCCAGCAGTACGAGCAATAGTCGGCCCACGAGCACCATAGGTAGCAGCGTAGTTAGTAGACTTAGCAGGATGACGTATGCCACCTAACCTTTCATACTCAGCCATTTCAGCATCAGTAACCTCATTATGAGGTATCTTCTTAAGCCTTTTAAATTCTTCCCCTTCTTCGTAAGACATCATCTTGGCAGTAATAGCCATATCAATATGAGGGTCAAAGCCCTTCACTTGCATTTCCTTAACGTATTCAGGGTCGTGCTTGTACATGTAATGTTGCTTAGTTCTGTCTTCTAGCGAGGACATATCTGAGCCACATAATTCTAGCTTGTCATTACGAGCCATTAGTAGGCCACGTATTTCCATACCATAAGGCTTACGACCAGAAGGTAAGTTCACACAAATCTTGTGCTTGAACCTTAAGGTATTGGTTAGCCCTTGAATAGCAGCATATACAAAGCCGTTTTCGTCAATGGCGTTAAGGAGACCTTTCACAACACCTAAGCGGTGCTTAACAATAGACATCTCTTTCAGGTATTCTAGTGATGGTGTTTGAGGTATTAGCCTAACAATACTTTCACATAGTAGGCCTGATTCTGCGTTCTTGACTTGAGGAATATTTCTAGTCTCATTAGTCTCTTTATTACGTACAAAACTAAAGCTCTCTGGCTCCCATCCCATACCAAACAACCAATCTTTCAATTGAGAAGAGGAGCCAGCATTGGGTTCTTTGTAGCCAGTAATGACATCGATTATGCCATCATATTCTACAGGGTTGCCAAAGTCATACTCTTCTGGGTCTATACAACTAGCTACCAAGTCACTCCACTTTTGTCCAGTGGCAGATAACATGCCATTCTTCTTAAAAGGCTTCTTAGGTCTAGTCTTCTTAGCTTTGACAGGTACCTTAGGCATACAAGCTTCAAGGGCAGTAGTAGCAACGCCATACTTACCTTCAAATGTTACTTGTAACTTTTCAGCTTCTGGTACATTTAGCTTCCACTTAGACTTCTCTTGCATGGCCGCACACTTAGCTTTAAAGTTAAGGTGACGTATAATATGCCAGCAACCTTTAGGAGTACCATACAGTAGCAACAAGTGCTTCCATATTTGTTTCCATAGCAAGGTCTGAATACGTACATCTTCTTCACAACGGTGGATATACTCTTTAAGCGTTAGGCCTTCCCAGTCATCAATCTTGGGCTTAGGTACACCAAACTCTTCACCCCATACTGCTAGTCCATGACGTAGCATTTTAGGGTATAAGTACCAAGACAAGAATAAGGTATCAATAATCTCACACTTGACTTCGATTCGTAATACTTTCTCAATAGCAGCCTTATCAAAAGATATACCATTGTGCATTACTAAAATATGTTCAGGGTTAGAGAAAAATTCCATTATCTCTGCCATACCAGTTAAGGTAAATGGCTTGCCCTTGTCATTCATCTGTGCATCTAGCTCGTGAAAGCTAGCACACCAAATTTTTGTTATGTTGTCAAGAAGGTCATCGCCTTCTATGTCTGACATGAATAGTCGTTTAGTCATCTTCTGCCCTCTCTATATCTAAAAAGTTATCTACTTTTAACCTTTCGCCTACTTTTAAGTTTTGTAACTTCTTGATGAATTCTTCCTTGTATCTGCCTTCTAATTCAGACTCCCAAAGTAAGAAGGTCTTGTTGCTTAGTGCATATTTTGTTACAAAGCATTTAGCCATTATATTTGCTCCAATACGGAATCAACGTCACCATGTACTGTAAAGTGCTGACTAAACCAAATTCCTCTGTAAAATGTACGTACTATGCCTTTGTCATCTAAAATTTGGCATGCCTGTACTTCGAATATATAATCAAAGAAGGAGCAAACAATTTCGTATTTGCTACCTACTGTCAGGTCTGGTTTACTACCATCAAACATCACAAAAGACTTACTTAATATTAGGTATGGATTCATAATTACCTCTTTGGTTTAGTGAGTACTCTACGAACAGCCTAGGTATATACCATCGCCTAAGTAAGTTTCATAGTGTTCGGGCCAGATTATCTCTGGTTGTGTCTCTTCCGCTGAGACTTGCGTTTTAAGGGCTAGGTCTTCATTAAGAATTTCTACCTCTTTGTCATTAAGTTTCATGTTTACTATCTATTAAAGTTGAGGGCTAGTTTGCCCATTTCAACAGCTTGTCCAGCTTTTACCGCATCATTTGCATCTTTGCTACCTTTTGGTTTATTTACAATATGCACTCTGTTACCCCAAAGCTCTTGGGCTGCTACTTCTGCTAATTTGCCTACTTCATCATCATCAAGTACTAATACAATATATTTAAACTTACGCTTAACTCTTGATTCTATGTAGTCAAAATTCTTTTCTAAACTGCCACCACCCGCAGTGAGTGATACAACAGCATACTTCTCTTGATTGCCAGCCAACACCATACAGTAATCTAATGCAATAGCATCAAACTCACCCTCCGTTATCCAGAGTGTGTCCCCACCTACAGCTATGGCTCTAGCTAAACCAAATGGGTCTGCATCAGCAGTTCTTCCAATAGCGTAGAATATCTTCTTCCCATCGCTAGTGAGTTTAAATAATCTAGCCTTCCATCCACATAGCTTACCGTAATCCGAATAAGGAAACGCTACACCATTAGGGGTTTTACCATCGTACTCACTAAGGAGTAATCGACAACTAAAACTTTTATAGAAGGCTGCTGGAATACCACGATAACCACCCTTGGGATTAAAGTGAGCACATAGCTTAATGTCATCAGCTTCTTCCTTTAATTGTGCAGGAGTCTTGATGACTGCTTTAGGTGCTACTTTGTCTCCGTAAGGGTCTCCCTTAATTTCCCAACAACTGCCATGACAGAATGATGTATACCATTCCATACCAAGGCTATCATCAACATTAAGGTAGGTTTGTAGGTGGGTATTAGGTTGTACTGAACAGTCAGGGCAAGTAATTTTTTCTATACACACTGACTTGGCCATACTAACTCCAGACTATCATTGATATGTATACACAGGCAGTAAATATAGCTAGGATTGCAGCTACTGTTAATACTGCACCTACTAAGAATAGTCCTTTCATTATTAATTTTACCATACTAGCTCCAGATTGATTTAATCATATTAAAGATTGGCCAGTAGACTATAACTGCTATTCCAGTAGCTATAAATCCTGCCAGTATAATACTCATACCTATGCGAATGTAATTGATCATACAAGTTCTCCAAATATCTTAGCTATAAATTTATTACCTACCTCCGCTGTAATACCAACAACTTCGGCTGGCTTGGTGCTAGGCATCATTATAGCTGGTTGCTTCTTATTATTAATAAGGGGTCTACGCGCACCTGTTTTGAGTATATATCCAACACTCTCAAAGTGCTTATACATCAAATCTCGCTGCTCTGTAGACGTTAGGTTAAGTTTTAATTTGGCCTGTAACACATTGAATAGGTTTACCACAGAACCCATTAGAACCGCTGTAAGTCCCTGCATTTGCATCGACTCAACTAGCATACCCATTGCATCATCCCCTAGGCTTTGTTCACTGTGTTCAGAGTAGTTAAATATGCCCGTGCTGGTCACATGACGTGTTTTAACGCCAAACTCATACACTCGCCCCAGTTCTTGGAAAGCTGTTATCAGGTGGCGTTCCTTGAGCTCTCTAGCATGTTCAGTACTCAGCCTCATAGCTCGTATGATTCTAAGCACTTCTAAGATAGAGAGCTTGTGCCAAATATAATCTGACTTGCGCCCTGTGGTGCTTGCGTAGTAGACAATTTGCCCTTCCTTAGCAAGGTAAGAGCAGTCTTTGTCTTCTATGTATTTAGAGCAAGCATCAATCAGCTCAAACTTTATGTTAACCATCAGAAGTAGATCTTGTATTCATTTAAGTTGTCATGGGCCATTGCTAAGCTGTGTCGATTGGCTCTTGCTGGTGAATCTTGTCTTGCCCACTTAGAGTCTGACATTTCCATGGCAGCTAGAGTAAACAGGCCAAGCTCAATATTCTTCCAAGTTTTCTTAAACTTAAGCAAGCCAGTTACACCTAGTTGATAAGCCATAGATACTAATATATCTTGTCTTACCCGTGATAAGTCTGCAAACGTCTTCCCATGTTTTGAGTTTAGTAGGGAGTTACGGATAGACAGTACTTCTTGGTTTAGTAACTCAGTTGCAGCAGCTTCACTAATATGTAGTGGGAAGTTCTTCGGGTTCATACCTTTGCGTTTATGCAGCTTAGTACCATAGCCAATTGTTACATACCCATTAGAGCATAGGTAGGGTTGACTGCGGAAGCCTTCTTCTGACTGTAAAATCTTTCTAATATCCATCTGTGTTTCCTCTAATTTTGTTAAAGTTTTGTTCGGCTTAGGTAAGCTTTTGCTATTGACTGAATTATTGGTGATACTAGGTTTCTGTATCCCCACACTGATATCAGCATCATCCCCAGACTGTACTTGTACCATTGGGGCATGCCATCCAGTGCTTGGAACCCCGCTACTATGTGAGGTAAAGCAGGAGGATAGAAAGATAAAACAAATGGTAGTAAGAATAATATTAATGTTGCATCGTTTGCCCATGGTATTGGGTCACTCCCGTTAGCTTGGTCAATAGATAAACTAGCATCTCCTGACTTCTGTATTAGTTTTATTTTAGCCTTTAGGTTGAGTTTAGTTAACTCATCTTTGCGCTTACCTATAGCTGATTTTATTTTAGATTTTTCTGAAAAGTGATCTGACACAGGTTTGATTAGCCCACCTATGAACGATATTACTGGGTTCATATATTACCCCATTACTATTTTAGTAAATCGTTCATCGCCTTTAAGCCAACCTAGTAGGTACTTCCTCGTTGACCCAACAGCTATTGGTGTCCCATTGTAAGTGTAATCTGATGGTTCATTACTTAAGGCTTCAACACACGTAGCTGTTTTACCGCCCCAGCTATACTTTTGTGTTTGTGTATTAAACACAATAGTGTTAAATACATCAGTATCTCGGTTACAGGCAGCTAATAGGTGCCTAGTTTTTTTCTTACTCATAGTATTTATCCTAGTTGGTTACAAAAAAAAATAGAAAAGCCCTCACCTGTTCAGGCAAGAGCTAAGTTAAGCTTATTTAAGTGGTCACGAGTTTTGCTCTATCGAGCTTGTACTAATCAGTTAGTACAAACCTACACAGCATTGAGTAGGACATAACCACTTAGATAAACTCAAAAGCCCTAGTTAATTAACTAGGGCTTCTAAACGGCAGCAATTTAGTCTTAGAAGTCTACGTTTGCAATTGTGCCATCGGCATCAACAGCATCAACAGCATCTACAGACACAGCAACTTCGTCAGCAGCAGCTTCTTCTGCTACTTCGACTTCTTCTTTCACTGGAGCTTCTGGCTTACCAGCGGCTACCCAGTTCAAGTAACCAACGATTACGTTAGACTTACCTTTAGCGTTCTTGCCTTCGTTACCAGCAAACGCATTGAAGCCATCAGCTTCTTCACGGAACTCAGCACCTTTCAAGTGTTCAGTTTCGGCAGTTAATGCTTCTGCATGTGTATCAAACAATTTAGGGCCGTCTTCTAATTCAACAGCAAATTTACCAAAGATTTCTACGATTTGTGATTGTGACATGTTTATATTCTCTATATTAATTATTTTGAGCGAAGGTGCTCGGTGTATTCGCTCTATATGAGCTAGGGTGTAACGTACCCTGTCCGTGTCTCTATTGAAACTTAACTATGACAAACTAGGTAAGAGTTGTAATAAAGAGTTCTCAGCAACTTTATTAAATTTGGTGGGACTACTGGGACTCGAACCCAGACTCTTCGTGTTATGAGCACGGTGCTTCACCTTTAAGCTACAGTCCCGAATTTGTTGCCGTAGAGTGGTACTGCCCCACTGCCTCACGCTTACTCTAACGTCTGCACTCTTTGTGCTACTACGGTTTAAATTGCAGCAAAGGGCTGGAATCGAACCAGCCTTAAGTGATTGATCAGTATTCACTTTACATTCCCTCAATCCTCTGCATAATTTGGAGAATGCAGTCGCTACGACGGGCGACACCCGTTAACAGGTTAGACTACTATTGTTACTAGGCTCTCAACAACCCATAGCATCTATACATCCATAATTCGCGTTTTAACGTGCGCTACCACTCGGATAGTAAGGATTCGAACCCATACTCACGATATTCAATCGCTAGTAGTTACCAGAACCTAACCGTCATATTAGCGTTTTTACGTGCGCTACCACGGGCTACTTAGTTTCCACTGGATTGGCAGTTTACTCTGTCTATGCAAGCATTGATTCAAAGACACGTATGCCTGTCATTCGCCTACCTACTGCCTAGTAGCAGTCTAGTCTTACTCCAATAAGTTGAGATTGGCTACTAGCATGTATTAGTCTATGAGTTACCTCATTTACTTTTTATCGTCTTACCTTGACTATCATCTTATTTTAACGTCTAGGTGACAAAGACGTAGGCTGCTGTATTACGGGACAGCTCCTAAACCACCGTGGCCAGCTTCTCACTGGTCTACTCGACATTTTTACGCTGTGATGCACGGATACTAGTACTAATTAAGCTTTCGCGTATCTTCGACAATGCTGGTAGTTTGCTGTTATGTAATACCATACATAGATTTGGTTGTCAAGTGGTTACCTGCTCTGCAAGTCTCTTGGACCTTAGTTTACTCTCTATGCCAAACACAAAGTGCTTGGTAGTACACTAGACTTGAGGTCAGCCAATCTCTTGACTAGTTTGTTACTCTCTAGCATACTACGAAGTACTCTACACTTCCTTAATTCTCCAGCTTTTAGGTTAGTCATCAGGAGGTTGGACTTCTTTGTTTCTCGCTTACTAGTAGATTCAAACAATTAACTACTTAGCCTCAAATCTTTATTCTGCCTCAAGAGAGGGTACGAGCAGTTCCTTCAAGTAAGTGTCAATTACTATCCAGACCTATCAATATAGTGCGAGTACGCACTAATCCCTAGGAGGTTACAGGGCATGAATGTTTATCGTCTGTCATTGCGCGACTAGTATCAATCAAGACACGATTTAAGTTGGTAAGGCTATCACTATACACTTGATATGCGTTATTTCACGCACAAGGAGAGGTTTAGTATCTACACATGATCAAAGGTAACACAATAGTGCCCTTAATGTGATTCTAGTTTATAGTCTCGGTAGGACTGTTGCTCTACCTCACAACTGACAAGCAGGCTGATACCGCTTCAAGGTTTGCTTGTTGTGTTAGGTAGAGCTATCGCCTACGTTTAGTGTATGCTTTCATATAATCTCCTAAGTCATCGGTTGGATTTCTTCTGTGTTATGCAAACTTCCCAGTACGTGCTTTGCGTATTCGCTTAAGACTTTTGTATACTTTACGAACACATTCACCCATCTCAAAGGTTACTGTCTTAAATACAGCAATCTGCTTAGGCAAACCTTTGTCGTTTAATTCAGTTGGGTGGAACACAGGCTTGGTGCGTAGTGTTCTCTTAACTTGTACATACTTAGTACTGTTACGGTTTTCTTTATTAATACGAGCTAATCCACGTAACATCTTTGCTTTTTTACCGTTCATAGTTTTTGCTCATTAATTAGTTTAATTTAGATATGCACCCTAGAAAGAATGCATTAAAAGTTTGTACGTATTACTTTTTGTCAAGCTGCTCAACACACAACTTGATAGTTTCTTCAAGTTCTTCTTTTTGTACTTTGTAGTGGTCAGAGATTTCAGACAAATCTTTATTGTTACTGATTTGGTTTTGTGCTTCACGAATTAGAACTGCTAATTGATCTTTTGTTGCAGTTAAGATGTTTGTAGTACCTACTAGTACTGGGCGAGTGATGGTAAGGCTCATAGGTTGTTCCTGTTGGTTAGGGTTTGTTATGTTGTTTAAGTATGCTATCATACATGCAGTGGATGCTTCTATGGTCGTAGAGTTGTGGATTTCTCCCAGACTTAAGTCTCTCCACGTCTTAAACCTATCACAAGATGCTACTGATAGTGCAGAACGCTCTTCTAGTTTGTTATAATAGAACTCTGCATGTCTTTTATAATCGAACTTTGCTAGCTTATCATGCTCTGGCAATTTTGCTAGAGCATGTCCTTTGTCTTCTAGCACTTTTGCTATGTTATAATCGAACTCTACATGTCTTTTATAATCGAACTCTGCTAGCTTATCATGCTCTGGCAATTTTGCTAGAGCATGTCCTTTGTCTTCTAGTGTAGACTCT